GGTTTGCCAATAAGCTGTGCGGGAGAAGTGCTGGTTGTGGTTATCGTGCCATCTTCCTGCACATAGTAATCGCTGCCTATAGTCAGGCTTGTCTGCACTTCGTTCCTGCTACCCCATGTGTTGATCGTTCCCGTAGCTGTATCCGATATTGCTCCAGCAGCTATGCCTAGAAGGTTAGTGGAGGTGAGGTTGGAAGAGCCTCCCGAAAAAACAACTGCTTTTCCATTGGTAGCATCAAAACAAGCACCAACTACTTTTGCTGCGTTTGAGTCATACGCACAACTAATATAAGTAGTAGTACCAGAAGTAAATGTAACGGGTGTAGTAAAGCTAATACTGGTTCCACTAACCGCCCCATTTACAACCGTACCCACGCTGGAATTATCAGTATCTTGATAAACTATCGTTGTTCTATCTACACTTGCATCGTATGCACAAAAAGTATTAGCAGTAGCCGCAGATTCAAATATACCGTCAGCCCCAAATGAAATGCTCGTCCCACTCACAGTTCCTACGTTGCTTGTCCCGTAATCAGAATTCATTCCGTCTTGGTAAGCAACAACTACTTTATTGGCAGTTGTATCAAAGGAAGAACTAATCATGGAACTCTGACCATTAAAGGTTGCTGCTGACCCAAAACTTATACTTGTCCCTGAAACAGTTCCTACGATTGACGTACCGGAATAGGAATTCCCAATGTCTTGGTAGCTAATAACTACTTTATTATTGGAAGAGTCAAAGGTGGCACTGATTAAATTAGTATTCGCGGCTTCAAACACCACCGCAGTACCAAAACTTATGCTTGTCCCTGAAACAGTTCCTACGATTGCCGTTCCATGATAACTATTGTCATAGTCTCTGTAAGCAATTACTACTTTATTGTTGGAAGAATCAAAGGTAGATGCAGTGCCGGGGACATTAGCACTGGCGAAAACCACAGGTGTACCAAACGATATGCTGGTTCCTGAAACTGTTCCAACGACCGATGTACCATAGTCACTGTTGTTATAGTCTCGGTAGCTTAGAACCACCCTGTTAGCATCAGAATCATAGGTGATTGAGCCATAACTAAGACCTTCACCGGATATGGCTACCGCAGTTCCAAAGCTAATACTTGTTCCTGAAACTGTCCCAACAATCGCATATGCACCTGTACCTGAGATGTTATAACCAATAACTATTTTATTGTTCGTGGAATCAAAGGTTGCTTGAGGCCAAACTGTAGAAGCACTTGTATCAAACGCAACGGCCGTACCCACACCTACTGGGTCAGCAGCGGATACAGCAATAGGAGCCGCCTTACCTGCACTGGTCAGGATTACAGGCTTACCAGAAACTATCGTTCCATCAGCCACAAAGTCCGTATTATTCTGACCACCACCTGCGGGGATTAGGTCGGAAAGATTTGTCATCTATACACTCCAGCCTATTGAGCTATCAATGTAAGTAAGAACAATCTCAGCCCAGTTTTTGTCAAAAGTTAAATCGGTAGCAGAGCTGGCTATATTAGAGCCAGCACGACCAACCGTAAATGAAGTGGTGGCTGCTGCGCCAGTACCGTCTTTAATAGTTACGGTGTCACCTTCGCTAGGCCCAGTAGGAAGAGTAATGGTAATACTTCCAGCCGTGACAATAATGTAATCCCGATTTACCGCTGTATACCCGACATCTTTTAATAGTGGAGTTATCGCACCAGAACCGCCGTTACCAAAAGGCAATACGCCTGTTACATTCGCTGTAAGATCACAATACTGAGTATTGGTAGAACCTGTGCCGCCATTAGCGGTAGGTAAAGTTCCCGTAACATTAGAACCTAAATCACAATAAGCTGTAGCTGTAGAGCCTGTACCACCACTTCCTGTCGCTAACGTACCAGCAATAGTAATGGTTCCTGAACTGGTTATTGGGCCGCCAGAAGTAGAAAGCCCAGTTGAGCCGCCCGATACATCCACCGAGCTTACTGTACCTGCTCCGGTTTCTGTGGGGTTGGCATCTGCCACAGCAGCGCCAGCACCAGCACCGTCAGTATAGATATACTTTTTAGCGCCACTTGCCACATTAACCGTAGCACCAGACCCTTGCTTGATCGTAATGATCTGACTGCCTGTAGTAGCGTTTTCTATTATCCAAACTTTGGATATGGTATCAGGGCCAAGTGTCACTACTCTGGTAGTGGTTAAAGTGACCGCCGAAGTAATCTTTAAATACAATGCGCGAGTACCATCAGCAGTGGCATTGGGCATCGTAAATGTTTCGTTTGCGTCTGATGACATTTGCTTTGTGCCATAGCCAAACGCATCGCTAATAAGGGTAAGATTGGTGTTGGTAGAGGTTCCCCATGTACCACTTTCATCACCTGTTGCGATCTCTTTTAATCGCAAATCATTTACATAAGTTGCCATTTCTTTACCTCAATTAACTATGGGACAGGTGTCCAATTAGGTGTTTGTGAAGGGTTAAGATTGCTCCATCCCGGTGTCTGTGATGGGTTAAGGTTTATCCAGTTAGGGTTTTGTGAAGGATTAATATCTTCCCAAACCAAGACTCTTCCTACTTGACCAGTGGCACTTAGGCCAACCGCATCAATAATTACACTTGTAAATACCGTAACCGAGCCAAGAGAGGTTGTCGCGGAAAGCCCGGTGACAGGGACTTCAAGAACCAGCTCAACCGTAACCCCCGATAAACCGCTGACTGCCTCCAGACTTCCAGCAGAAACATTTGCCTTTCCTGTAACAGATGTTGGCCCTGACAAGTCAGTAGTAGCAGCAAGACCTGTGGGATACACCGCCGTCTGCCAAACTGGGGCGGCTACACCAACTTCACCTGTAGCGGATAAACCAGTAAGCGTAACCACATCATTATGATGTACTGTAACCGACCCAACAGCAGTCGTAGCCTCAAGACTGCTTGGAAAGACCTCGCCTTTGCCCTGAACATTGACTTCGCCTATAACGCCAGTGGCATAAACCCCAGTAACATTAACCGTGGCTCCAGCTATGATTCCTGCGTCTACCGTTCCTACTTGTCCTGTAGCAACGAGGGTATATTCGGTTTGACCCCAAACGCCTGTGTTCCAGCCTTGAAGCCTTCCCCACCCGCTAAGATAAAGGATTTGATTGGTATCTTCGCCCCAGCCTCCATCACCCCAGCCAGCTCGACCCCAACCCTCAGAAGACATCTAGTAGTCTCCTGTAATTAAGCGATGCGGATTATGGCATTAGTCGAATCAGCGGTAGGCATTACAATTTTAAACTCTCCAGCAGTAGAGGTTTTGTCTCCTCCAAAATCCAGAATTACTACACTTGGGTCGCCAGACGCAGAGTCATTGAAAATCATTGCACCTCTGGCAGTGATGGTTGCCGTACTCCATGTGGAGTCAGCAAAATCAGTGAAAGCAGTAGTGCCGCCTGATGTGGGCGTTACGTTAGCCAACGCATTTCCTTTAGCCGTATATCCACTACCCGTTACTTCGTTGGTAGCCGTATAAGCCGTGGTTGCAGCGGTAAAAGAAGCGCTATTGGTATACAGCGCTATATTAAACGTATTGCCCGTAGAGTTCGTAAAGTTGTGTGTGCCAGTCAACAGCTCTGTTTTAAAACTGGTACACATATAATTGCCAGAAAAAGCCATTAAAGCCTCCTTATTTGTTCCGCCAAAGAACTTTCTCCGGCATCTAGTAAGAGATTATAAATAGTGGTTCTTTCGCTTGAAGCGCCCTGTTTAATATAGTGAAGAACAACCTGCTCAATGTGGCTTTTAAAAGCCTCTGCCTGTTGTCGAATAACCGGATCAGCCTGAAGAGACACTGAAATGATCTTGTTAGCGCACGATGCTGCTAACTCCTCAGGAGTAAAACCTCGGTGACTTGTTGTTTCTACACTAACCGTACCAAGCGAGGCTTCAATATCTACCGTAAACACTAAATCCTCACACTCCTGACAGCGCCAGAGCGGAAATTGTCAGTGGTGTCATAACCTTCGCCCAAAGATTTAAGTCGAGAAACAGCGTCTTCGTACTTTGCGTTGTACCACTCCATCTGTGCAGGATCGCCTTTAAGAAAGGTATAGCCCTCAACAAGACACGCATAAAGCAGGGCATTTTCTGCATTTGAACCTAGCCAGCTCTCCCCGCTGGAAGCGGTGGTGATTGACTCAGGCTCGTACATAAAATGTATCTCTACATCGTAATTGTTGTCAGGAGTAGGCCCAACAATAAAGCGCGTATCGTCAAAGATGCTGTAATACTTGGGAACGCCCTCTGTTGCCTCTACCGGATAGGCTTCACGCATAAAATTAACATCTTTAAAAACCAGATAGTCATAGCCGCTGTTATCAATAGCCAAGGAGTAAGAGGCCAAAAAGCCTGTGGGCATTGTTAAGTAAGCGTTGCCCTGTGAGAGGCTTCCAGTTTCGTTCTTTCTCAAATCAGGAATCTGACAGGTTCTCAAAATCCTTTGCTCGGCCTGCGTAATAATCGTAGGCAGGTTAGTGACAAAGGTGGTCTCTGTTGTTTCCAGATAATCCTGTATAGCCGTCTTTAAAGTAGTAAAGGTAAAAGCCATTATGTAATTTCCACCTCTACTCGTCCGACATGAGCAGAACAATCAAGACCAACCGTTCTGCTTCCCATAGCAGTGTTCCCGCCACCTACTGGGTCCCACGCCCACAATTCCCTGCTTTGTGCGTAACCGCCGTCCGGTCTTGGGTCTCTTAACGCTTGCGGATCAGACATGTTAATCATGCCTAGTTTCCACTGAGGATTGTCTACATCCAAGACATCCTTACCGACCAGCATCCCGTTAGGTCTGCCTGCCTCGATTTGTGGAACCAAATCTCTTAACTTGTACCGGAAACCAGTACGGTCACAGAAACCAAAGGCGTGTTTACCACTTGCATAGCTGCTCATAAGTATTGATACCCGCCGGGAACAACATACAAAGCAGCTTTTTCACGGTCTGAATCAGCCGCCATTGTCCACTGCTCTTCATAATCTTGTTTTAACGATTGCATCTTAGGAGCAGCTTCTGGTTTTTTGTTGGCAATCATGTAAGCCAGTCCAGCAGTAAGGCATGGCAAAAACCGTGCTGGAACATCCATGTTTAAAGAAGCAGGAGAGCCTGTGTCTTCTACTCGTTCCATGTAGTAATAGCCCAATGTCCATGTCTGTGACGAGTCAGGAATAGGCCACACATTAACCGTAATTCCAGTTGGCGCTCTTTCAATCCAGTATTGAATAGGTCGGCCTTCCAGTAGCTTGTTTGTCTGGTGAGAATATTGGGCAATCGAAATACGCTGCATGGTGAGGTCTGACTGCTTGCTGGTATCCCCTGCATTAGTACGCATAAACGCTTCTACCACATCAAGTATCTTGCCATTTAATGTGTACGCGCCAGTTCCTGCAACCAGTGTCTCTGTAGTCCCTTTAACAGTCCAGAGGTTTAAGCCTCTGTTCTGCCAGTCAAGCATCAACAGGTTTAAACTACGCCTAGCTGTTCGGTAATCAAAACCTGAGCGTAACTCCAGCCCACAACGCTCGTAGGCTTCTTCCATAATGTCACCGAGGTCAAGATTAAAGGTGTAAGTGCCGCTTGTTGCCATTAGACAATCCTGCCTTTAGTGAGTCCCTGAACAGCCTTACCATCGCCAACTCTGCCGCCTGAGAACATTTTTTTGTTAATCCCAGCTTCGCTTAACGCGATTGCCATTGCTTGGTTTTTGTTAGTTACCTTCTTGCCAGAGCTAGACTTTAGCTTACCGTCTTTAAATTCGCCCATAACATAATTAACTTTTTCTTTACCTTTCATAAGCTACCACGCCTTACATGACCAATATCTAGCAGTGAATTTATCTTTTGCAGTATCGCAGTTATGTCTTGCTCTAAAGCTTTTCCTGCGAGCTGGCTGATCTTTTTTGATTGTCATGTTTTGATCACCAAACCTTACAATCTTTATTTGGTCACCCACCTTGGCTAACACAGCAGATTTCTTGTTTGCCTTGGGTGTACGCTTTGGCTTGTTATAACCCGGAAAGGTTTCTCCACGATATTGAATTTTACCGCTTTGGGTTCTTTTTGCGTCTTTAATCGTTGCCATATTAAACGTGTCTAGCTGGTCTGGTTCCCTGAATAGCAACGCCACTTCCACGAGGCTTGCCGCCTTCCGCTTTAGGCGTAGCAACATCAGCCTGAACTGTTGTGGTTGTTGTTTTGGGGGGAAGTCCACTCATCAGACGCGGAGTGCTTTTTCCTATAACAGTCATTCCGGCAACATCAGGAGCTTTTCTTTGTTGTGTTTTTCCAGTGCGGCCACCCTTATCCATCTTTCTCAAAGTCTTGGCTAGGTTCGCCTGTCTGCGGGTGGTAGCGTTTTTAGAATCAGCAAGCTTGTTCAGCTCTTTACCGCTGATCTTCTCGCCCTTCTTCACCCCAGCCTTTCTACGCAAGCTACCGGGGTTCTTGATCGCTTTTTGTATCCAGTTTTTATCGCTTGCCATTTCGACTCCTATTGGTTCTTCTGGAAGTAACCACTAAATTGGATCGACTATTGTTGCGAGGATTGCCGTCACGATGATGTACATCTCTGCGGTCTCCCCTGCTTACCCGCCCCTCGCCTATTAAAGAGTTTCGGGCAGCGTTTCGTGCTGCTCTGTTCTTCTTTTGCTTGGGCTTGGAATGGTAGTTAGCGTATTCGCTTCTATAGTTTCTAGTCATCAAATTGCGCCTTATAAGCTTGTCTTACCAACTTATCTTTTTTCTCCCGCCGATCTAGCTCTACGCCAAACTCACGAGCGAATTCCTCAAGCTGCAACTTGGTCAGCCTGTTTAAGTCAGCACGAGTAGTCTCTTCGACTATATCCAGCTCCTCAATTATTTCTTTTTTTTTAGGCGCAGCCTTCTTGGGGGCTGCCTTTTCAGCAGCGCCGTTAAGCTTTTTAAGCCTAGCGGAGGCTTCTGACTTGCTCATCAAATCAAAAACCTCGATATCGTATTCGCCATCGGCATTCTTGCTTCCAATCTGATAAACCGGATCGCCGTTACTAAAGTTTCCGTTTTGGAAGATTTCTAGTTTAGCCATAATTTTTAACGCCTTTAAGGATAATCATATAAGTATCGCCAGCGGCAGCCCCATTCGTAGTAAACAGGATATCGCCTGATACGCCTGTCCCTGCATTGTTGGGTATTCCGGTAAAGTCTGAGAAGTCCAAGGTGTCCGAATAGTTCTCAGGAAGCGTAGTAAGAAGAACATTTGCTGTCGCATCCAAAAATATACTTACTGACATATTGTAAGTAGAAAACTGAATGCCTGTAACTGTTACGCTTGTACACGCAGCACCTGTTCTCGGCTGAGTGCTTAGGTCTGAAACATCGACCTTGACCACCTCGCTCTCGCCAGTAGAGTCACTTACGTTAGTGAACTTCATGACAAGATTGCGAGGGCCATCCTCTATAGTCTGTGTTGTTACTGCGTCTGCCATATTAGTCTCCTGAAAAGCGGGGCAAGCCCCGCTAAATGTTAACCACTAAAAGGAGTCGCCAAAGTTCCGCTTCCAAGGTTTACACCCTGAACCTGATACTTGTTGGCATAAATAGCAGTTATAGTAAATTCAGTTCCAGCTACACCGCCAGTAGTAGTGCCATCAAAAACCAAAGCATTATTGCTAGAACCGTTTGGTTCAAACACATGAACAAGCCCAAGCCCAGCTTTACCCTGAACAAGAGAGCCGCTAAACAGGTTTGTCGCTGTAGTCATTTGAATTGTAGTGCTGTCACCAGAAGACGTAAGAAAGATAAACTTATAACTAATTCCTACATTGCTTAACGTGTTAGGGCCGCCACCTTTTCGGAATGGGCCAGCAGAGGGGTCAAGTGCATCTGAATTTATTGTTGGCAAAGTAATAGTTAAAGTAGAGTTGTTGATAAGAATAATCTTACCCGCATGATCTGTAGGGTTAATTGTAGTGTCTGCTGTTAGCGCAACTACGGACTCTGGCCCTTGATTATAAGAGCCGCCCATTGACCTGATCGGGCCTTGGAATGTTGATAAAGCCATTAGATTTACCTCTTTACGAAAGGATTAGTCTTAGCGTCTTCGTAAACGTCCACTAGGTTGGTCGCTAAAACTGTATGTGCCTAGAATAAAAATAAGGGGCGACCAAGGTCTCTCTATAAGGCGATTGACGGGTATCAACCAACCAAGACCGCCCCTTATCGATTAGGAAGTACCGGGAGAACCGTATATTCCTAGTGGATCAGAAACGCCGAAGCTGTAACGCTCTCGCGCCTTGTAGCGCACGTTACCAGTATCGAAGTCACCGTCCATTGAAGTCTCAAGCGGAGTACGCTCGAAATGTTTCATTCCATTAGGAACATCAGTAATGATGTACCAAGCATTGTTGTCAGTCAGGTAGTGATTGACAGCATAGCCTTCAGGAATGGAGCCATTATTCTTAATGGCATTGATGTCGTTATCAGCGGTGCTGACACGCAGTTCCGAATCTAGGATTCGCGTTGCTACAAACATCAGGTTAGGTGGAACAATCAAGCGTCTTGGTCGAGCTGCGATCAAAAGTCCACGCTCGTCAGTGTAAGCAGCAATACTAATGACTGCGTCTTCTAACGAAGTTTCGTTTAAATCAGCCGCTGTAGCAGGACGATTTGAATTGAAAGCACCATTAACAAGTGGATGTCCACCACCGCCAGTTACGCCATCACCTACCGCAGTAAACAAGTTAACACCATCGCCAGATTGATAAGCGTTAGTGAAACCATTGTTTAACGGGACAGCACCTTTAACTTGCTTGGTGTACGCCATCGCTCTTGCCAAAGCTTTGGTGTATCGCTGAGACAAAGATGCATAGAGGTTATCCTCCATTGCTTCTTCAGTAATAGCGAAACCCTGAGCAATAGTCTCGTGGGTATAGCGAGCGGTGAAAGCTTCTTGCGCTGAATCATAATTGATTGCAGAGCCTTCAGGCTTCACTGGTGCAGCACCAAAACCACTTAACTTTACTTCTTCTTCAAACGAGCGATCAGATGTTTCAGTTTCGTAAATCATCTTATCTTCGTCTTCATACTTTGCATACTCTAAGCCAAACAGGGCATTAAGACCCGGAAGTAGCTCTTTGAGCATTTGCGCTCGTGATATAGCCATTCTCTAAGCCTCCTTATACGCCAGTGGCGTTACGGTACTGATGCATTCCCCAGTTGTAAGTGAGAAGTACGTCAGTGTATGCGTCACCCACTTCACTATCCGGCCCTTCCATAAACTCTAGAATCCGCAAGGGTAGAGTGTTGGTAGTTGCAGCGGTACTGGCGTTAACCGAGTTTTTGCTGCGCCCGATATTAGTGGAACCTGAAGTTTGAACAACAGCAATGTTGTTGCCCAAGGTGGTTTGCGCCAATGAACCATTAGCCTGCATTCTAAATACAGCATCAGGGTCATCAAGCACATAGGCCATAGCGTCAGACGCTACAGTGCCTGTGGGCCACATTTGATTAAATGTGGGTTGGCTGGTGTTGGGGTCTGTATAAAAGCAGCCCATAAAAATACCAACCGGGGTCATGGTAGCCGTACCAGTATCTTTTTCAACAGTACCGGAGTTGACTATCTTGAGAAAGTCACCATAAAAAACGTTAGCGGCATAA